GTCTTTGTTTGAAAAGCTCCAGACTTTGACCCTCCCCCCTCCCTTTGGCCGATTTTGGCCGAAAAACGGGCAAGGTGCCTCGAAAACGCGCAAAATTCTAGGAATCGTCAGGATTCCTCGGTTTTTATGGGTAAAATCGGGCCGCAGCGGTGGCAGCGTCACACGATGGAGGCCCGAGCCGCAGCGCGGGCGGTCGTGATCTCGGCAGGCACGGCAACGCCTGACTCGGCAAAGCGCACGATGTACCAGTCGGTTGACGCTAGGTAGGCGCGGGCTTGGCGGTTGGTGGCGGCTTGAGCGAGGGCGGCAATCTCCTCGGCTGTGGGAGCAGGTGGCGGCGGCAGAGCAACGAACGCGCCTCCTTCGACCTTGTGCGTCGAGTCCCGCATGGTTCCGGTAGGGTCGGCGAGCAGGGATTCGCCCTCGCCTAGCTGGGCTTCGGCATGATCCTCGGGGCATGATACCATGCGCAGGATCTGGCCTGTGGCTGTGGAGTAGATGGCGTGGTTCATTTTTTGGATTCGCTGATTAGTAGGAATCTTCGTTCTGCTGTGCCATGGCTTGAGCTCGCCACAAATGTATATGTATACGTTCCAGCCCCTGGTGTATCAACAAAAGGAATAGATAAAGCTCCCTTAATATTCGCGTAAGCACGCTCAAGAAGGACTGTGCTGCCCCGCTTTAGTTGATAGCCAAAACCGTCAGGATCTTCGCCCCATATTAGCTCGCACGATGCTTGGATTACTACTGGAGCGCCAGAGCATGTTATGGTTGCTGTCTGAATCACCGTGCTGGCACCAACTCCGATAGATCCAGCAGTGTAGGCACTCACTGCCACTGTCACCGCATTATCCGCGATCTTGAGCGTGCTAACCTGCAAGTCCCCGATCTTCGCCGTGCCGATCTGGGCATCGCCGATCTTCGCAGTGGTAATGGCCGCGTCGCCAATCTTTGCCGTGGTAATCACCCCGTTGGCGATGTTGGCACTCGTCGCGATGATCTCGTTTGTCCCCACCTTGGCCGCCGTGATCGAGTTGGCGGCCAGCTTGGGCGTCGTGATCGCATCATCAGCAATCTGGGTGCTGGTGATTGAGTCGGCAGGAATGTCCACCGCCGACGCCGTCGCACTCGTGCCGCCTGCCCATGCCGACTTATTGCCCGACGCATCGACCGCACGCACCCAATAAAACCGCACGGCACCGGCCGCCAGCCCTTGGCGCACGTAGTCGGTCCCATAGATCCGCGCCGTCGCCGCACTGCCTGCGTCGGGCGCAGGCGTGGAGGCGGTGAACTCGTAAACCTCCACATAAGCCAAATCGGCATCCGTGGGGTTCACCCAGACCACGCGCGCGCCCTGATAAATCCCGCTCACCGTGACGCCCGTGGGCACAGCTGGGGCGGTCGTGTCACCGGCGGCGGTCACGTAGCTGGAGACCACCCACGCCGACGTCGCGCCTACGGTGTTCTCGGCACGGATGCGCGAGCGGTAGGAGATGCCTGGGCGAACCCCCGGCAACGCGGCGGTGTTGGCATCTCCTGGCAGCGTCGCCCAAGGCGTGAACTCGGCGTCACCGCTCACCTGGTATTCCAAGACCTGCCGAGTGCCGCTCCCGCTCCAAAACACGCTGGATGGCGGCGTCCATGTTGCCGACAAGCGCGAGAGCGCCGTTCCGTCGGGTTGCGTGGTGGAGGTGCTCGATACCGTCAACGCACTCGGGGCAGAGGTGGTGTAGGCCGTGGGCAGCGTCGTGTTCGGTGCCAAGTCGACCGTCGTCTCTTCACCACTCGACCAGTCGTAAATCCCAGCACCCGTCTCACGCAGCGAGAGTGAAATCATCAGCGCCGCTGGTTCGCCGTCCTGCACGAAGCTCCACGCCGTCACCTCGAAGGGCTTCACGCTCCAGCCGTAGCGCGGCAGCGTGACGTTGACGATGTCACCGCAGCGAAGGCCGATCGCGTTCAGGTTACACAGCAGCGTGCAACTGATCTCCTGACGGGTGCGCTCCAGCTCGATCTTGGCCAAGCGCTGGGCCATGCTGGTGGAAAGCGTGCACGGTAGCGGCATGTCACGCCACGAACGCACGCCGTTATCCTGTGAAAGGTAGGTCGCATTAACCACCGGCGGGAAGTCGGCGGTTTGCCACTGGTTCGCCTCGGCGATGAAGGTGCCCTTGACGCCGTTGCAGCGATCGCGTGCGGAGAGCTTGGTTGCCACGCTGATTGGCCCCGCAAGGTGGTCCTGCGTCAAGGTGAGCGTCGGCGCACGCCAGCCGGCCGCGTGGTGCGTCCACAGCCCGCCCGAATAGGTGAGGATGCCGCCCGAGGCGCTCAGCAGTTGCCCGATCACATCCTCGGGCCGCGCCGAACTGTCGATGATGGTGTTGGTGGTGTAGCGCTTTTCGGTGCCACCACCGCTCAGGCCTACGGTCTCATCGCTCAAATTGGCGGCTGCGATGAAGGCCACATCGTCGATTTCGCCCGCGATAATTCCCACCCCGAGCACGGTGTCGGTCAGGTAATCACGCAGGCAGAGCGCGGGGTTGGTCGAATAGACCGTGGTGGCGGTGCGCGGATCGTAAACTTTACGCCCCTGCACGATGGCGGTGACGGTAGGAATGCCGTCGGTGTAAATGCTTTGGTTGTACTTCAGCCGAACGTACAGGTAAGCGATTCCGCGCAGCCGGTGGGCGGATGTCCAGATGTCCGGGCACTCGGCGACCAGCTCGGAGCTCGCCGCCTGCGAAGCGGTGCCGGTAAACACACGGATGCGGGCATGATCCACGAAGCGCCCGCCAACCTCGCCGGTGCCGGAATCCCAAGTAAGGGCCTCGCCATTAAAAAACATCTGCTCGACCGCGTTGATCTCGTGGCTGGCGATGGGGACGATCAAGTGAAGGATGTCGTTACCCGTACCGCTGGAATGAATGAGCGCATAGGGGCCACCCACTTTTTGGCGTCCATAGATGATTCGGCGGGGTGCGGCGGCGTCGCGGTAGTTGGTCTGAATACCACTATCACCAAGCGCGCCGGAGGTCTTGGGCGCCTTCGGCCCGAATGACTTCGAGGCCAGGTAGGCCGTGGCCACGAACGTGCCCCAATAAATGGCACTCACGGCGAGCGACGCCAGCACGGTGCCCGCAGCCATGGCGCCAATGACGATGCCGCCCGTCACGGCGCTGGCGGCCAAGTAAGCGATAACGAGGGGGATTGCGGGAGGCATGGTGTGGAGTAAAACGGGTTAAATCTTCCAGGCGTAAGCCACCTGATTGAGCGGGATGGTCATGAGCCCAGCCGGTGCGGGGAAAGCGGCGCGGTGATCGACCACGATCCCAAGACAGAGGCGCGAATAGGCCCCGACATGCGCCGCCACCAGGTCGCCGCGGCTCGCACTGAGGACGGGGATTTTATCGAATCCCAGTGCGGCAAACCGGTCACCCACGAAGGTCGCCAGGCTGAACCCGTGGCCGACGATGCGCGCCGCCCCGAGCGCTGAAGTGTAGGCCCCGCGAAAATCTTCGGCAGGGTCGATGCCGTGAAGCTCGCGCACCCAGTCGGCGGCGAACAGGCAACAGTCATGCTCCCCCCAAACGAAGGGCCGGGATTGGCGCGATTGCACGAAGGCCCACAGCAGCGCGGGCCAATTATCGGGGCGCGTTTTCATGCGGATTTGGGCAGCGGGCGGCCCCAGTAAATCGTTTTATCCTGCAATCCCGCCACGTATTCGAGGCCAAGGTCGCCCGGGTAATCCATCTGCTGGTCGATGTCGGTGTAGCGGCGCTCACGCGGACGCCCGAGGTCAATCAGGTTGTTTTCGAGCGTGAGCTTGAGCGTGCCAGACTCGCCGCCGTCGTCCGTGCTCATGACGTCCATGCGGCCGGCGAAGATCTGGACCGGATCGGCGATCAGTTGCGCCGAGGAATTAAGGAACCCCAGCCAAAGCCGACCGGCGCGTTGCTGGTAGTTTTCGGAAAAAGCCAGTGAGAGAATGTCGGAGGGAATGCCAACCAAACTAAGCGTCAGGCCCTTGGCGGAAACGTCGCTCGTTTCCTCTATCTCCGAGACGCGCCCCAAGGTGGCCACGCCGGAAAAGTCGCGCCCGCTCCACGTTAGCGTGCCGTAGCCACTCCACACCCGCACCGGGGCGGTGGGGAACTCCAGTTCGCACAGCAGCACCGGACAGGTCTCGGTCGCGATCGCGGCGGCTTTGGTGGCAGGTGTTATGATGCGCGTACTCATGGCTTAGTTGGCGTAGGTGGCGGCCGTGCTGGAGCCGACTGCATCGGCAAAGCTCAGGGTCAGCCCATAGCGGAAGGCTAGATCGATGTCCCAGGACACCGCCGAGTCGGAGAGCATGAACAGCCCGCGTGGGCTGTTGTAGGTGACAGCCGTGCCGCTGGCATGGGCAGCGCGCAACCGAGGAAACACCTGCACACTGGTGGCTGAATCCACGAAAATCACCTTGTGGAGCGTCCCATCGATCTGGAGCCAGTCGCCCACGGCAAAGGTGCCCGTGCCACCGGAGAGCGGCAGTGTGATCGAGCCCGCTGCCGCTCCAGTTCCCACGGTAACGACGCCAGCCACGGAGCCCCGAGGCAGCGGATTAGCGAAGTCACCCAGCCAGACCGTGCCGCGCCCTGCGGAGAGTAGCCAAGCGACAAGGGTTTCACCGTCGGCGCGTGAGAGCGGGGCGATCTTGTAGGTGAGCTCCAAGCGTTCGCCCGGGTGGTGGTAGCGTTGCACCGCGAAGCTGAAGGGCGAGATGGCCGATGCGGTGGCACGGCGGGCAAGCCATGAGATTTGCGTCGTCTTGGCGCTGAGTGCCGTGGGCGCGGCGAGCGGGAATGTGATCGGCATGGCGAGCGGGTGGCGGTTTTAGGGTTAAGCGTAGGCGCGGCGGTAAGAACCACCCCGGCGCACGCTGTCGCTGACAGCCTCTTTGATTTGTTTGATCATCACCGGCATCTGCGCCGAAAGCTCCGAGCGGGTGACGCCATTGGTAAAGTGCAGGTTGATCACCTGTGTGTCCCCGCCACCGCTGCCACCTGACGACGCGGCGTCCATTGACTGCGCGGTGACATCGGCCGGCGTGATGGTGCCGCCGCCGCCGGGGTTAAAGATTTCGGGGCCCTCTTCGCCCACCAGGTAAGGCTTGGAGCCGTCGCGGTAACCGCCGTCAGCTGCGGGAGCACCAAAAAGCCCGGGCATACCCGTTGCGCCGGAGATGGCACGCATCAGAGGGATGACGATCTGAGCACGGATCAGGGCGGCAACCAGGTCGCGCATGATCGCGGTCCCGAGTTCCTTCATACCGAGTTTGCCCGTCATGACCATATCGGTGAGCGCACCGGTGAGGTGTCCCTCGATCTGGTTGGCGCAGTCGGCAAACGCCTTCTGTAGCGGGTTGAGGGACTTGCGCAGCTTTTCAATGCGCTCGGTCTCGGTGGCATCGGCGAGCGCCTTGCCCACGCGCGCGTAGGTGTCGGCGGTGAGGTTGCCCGCCGCTTGGAGTTCGGCGGCGATCTTCAGGTTTTCCTGCGCCTTCTCCACGGGGGTGGCGTAGGCGTCAGTCATGGCCTTGCCTGCGTCGATGCTCGCCTTGGTCTGGGCCTCGATGTCCTGCGAAACACTCGCCCCCACGCGCTTGGCGTCGGCGTTGAGCTTCTTGGTGAACTCCATTTCATCGGCAAACAGCTTGCCGTGGAGTTTGCGCTGAGCATCGAGCCGCTCCTGATCGCGGGCCTTGACAGCGGCGGCATCATAAGCGATCTGACGCGCAGCGGCGGCTGGATCGGGTGCCGCAACTGCCTCAGTGGTGGCGGGAGCGCCCGTAACCGCTCCCGTTGCATTGACTGGCGCGGTGCCCGCCAGAGTGCCACGCATGGCGATGATCGCCGCATTATAGGGGGCAAGCGCCTTGTCGAGAATACCGCTGTTCAACACCTTGGCGGTCCCTAGTGAGGCCATGTACCTGAGCGCCTCAGCCATGCGGGTGAGCTTGTCACCGGCATCGTCGAGGGACTTCAGCTGCGCGTCATCCAAGCGGATCTTCTTCGTCGACTCCGCGAGTGCATCGTAGCCCTGCTCGCTCAGTTGCTTGAGTGTCGCGATCAGCTTGGGGGCATTCTTGGCCCCAAAAATATCCATCGCCACATTGAGCGCTGCCTGACGATCGCTCGCCATGTTGATGCGGCTGGCGATCAACTCGAACTGACGCTCGGGGGCGAGCGCCTGAAGCCCCGCAGCCGAGAGGTTCAGCTTTGCGAGGCTCGCCGTCATGCCCTCGTTTCCATCGCGCGCATCCTGCACGCTTTGGCGCATCTTCACCATCGCCTTGCTCACCTCCTCCATGGACACGCCGGAATCCATGGCGGTGAGGCTCAGCACTTGGAAAGCCTCGGTGCTCATGTCGGCCTGCGCGGACAAGTCGGTGATCTTTGAGCCGAGGTCGATTCCGACCTTGGCCACGAAGGCCAGCGCACCGGCCGCCACCGCCACCCCACCAAAGGCGACCTTCATCGCATCCAGAGAGGGCTGGATCTTGCGCGTCTGAATCTCGATTGAGCGCAGCTCCTGGTTGACCGCTTGAAAGCCCTTGGTCTCGGCGAGCGCCTTGAGGATGACTGAAACTTTGATTTGGCTGGCCATGGTTATTTCTTGGAGCGGTTAGCCTTGGCCGTGGCCTTGATGACCGCGGCATTCACCTCGGCAGCAAAGGCGGCCTCAACTTCGGGTAAACTTTGGTCAACCGCAGGGCGAACGAACGGACGGGCGGCAACGTGCTTGCTGCCGAACTCGACCACGTGGGCATAAGCCGAGGCACGGGTGCGCACTTGGCGCTTGGTGCCGTCGGGCTCGGTCTGCATCACCACCACCCGCTTGCCGCTGGGGCGGATGTTGGCGGTTGCTTCGCCAGCACGGTCCACCTTGACCGTCACGAAGATCGAATCCGCCAACAGGCCGGAATCCTTGTTTCTCCCAGCATTCTGCTTTTCGCGAAACATCACCGGACCGGCCGCAGTGGTGAGCGCCTTCTTCAGGATTCTGCGCTGCAAGTCCAAGTTCAGCGACGACATCGCCTCAAGTGCACCAGCAAAGCCCTCTGTTTTTATTTCGAGCATGGTTTTTCGGGTTTGGGGAAGGCGGCGCGGAATTCGGCCATGATCTGGGCGGGGGTCTTTTTGCGCTTGGGCCGAGGCATAAAGTCGGCCGAGGTGTAGGGCTGGCGGTTGGATTTTCTCAGGCCGTGTAAAGAGCACTCCCAAGCGTAGCGCTTCGCCTCTTTCCTGACGGCGGCCTCCTCATAGTGCCGCCATTCCGAAGCGGTGAGGGCGAGCAGTTCGCCCTCACTCAGTGGCAAGCCGAGGTCTACGCGGGCGTAGGCGAGGAACTCGGCGCGGCTTTTTTTGCCTTCGACTCGGCAGCGGCCTCGAAGGCGGCACTGATGGCCGAAGCCACCCGTGCCAGCGCCTCATCGTCGGCGTCGAGTGCTTCCACGAGATCGGCAGGCGTCAGGTAGCCAGCCGATTCCGGCAGCATTGCCCACGCAAAATCGAACATCGCACGCATGGAGCGGGCGGGATCGGTCAGCGCGGCGATTGCCGGGGGGTTGGCCAGCCCTTGCAGCCGGTAATGGGCGGCAAGGTTCCAGCGCAGCGGGTGGGCGACTTCCGCGATGATGAGGGTGACGGAGGGGGTGCTCATGGGTCAGGATCAGGAACCAGGAGCGACGCCGGTGGGCTTGAGTTTGAACTTCTGGGTGTCCTTACCCTCGATCCCGAAGTTGTCGTTTTCGACTGACTCGACGATGGCGTTAAAAATGACGTCATCCGTGGTGGTGACGCGGCCCGGAGTAACCACCTTGAACTTCATCGAAGTACCCACGCCAGCGCGCAGCGCATCTTGGCCGGCATCGGCGGCGATCACGAGGATCGAGCCGGAGCACTCGCTCCACTCTTTTAAGCCGGAGGGCTCAAACTCCTTGATGCCGGAAGCGGAGCCGTGAGTGGTCACGTCGATGGGCGACGTGGCACTGAGTACGGGAGGAACGATATCGAGCAGGCCGTTGATGGGAACGTAAGCAGCGGTCACGTAGACCGAGAGTGTGACGCCGAAGGTTTTTGAAGGCATGGGTGTGGGTGGTTAGCGGGTTGAAAATTAGGCGGTGCGGTAGTGCACGCGCAGGTCGCAGGAAGCGCGCGGCCCGTCGGCGGGCTCAGGCTCATCGTCGCGGCTGGCGTCGTGCAAAATGGCGTCGAAGACGGTCGTGCCGATTACGCCACGAAAGCCGTTGAGCTCATCGAGGACGGCAGCACGCAGGGCCTCGACGGCGTAGTAGTCGGCGGCGTAGGCGTCCACCTGCACGAGTGACTCGGCAAGCCCATCGGCCCCGCCGTGGGTGTTGCCGCGCAGGTCGCTGATGACGTTGAGCACCACCACGGGCGTGGCTGAATTAAGCGGAGCCCTCCGCCAATGCACCGACGCGCCAACACCCACCAGCGCGGGAAGCGCGGCGAGGTGCTCGGCAAAGTCGGTGCGGGCGGTGGCGTGCATTTAGGAAACGGGTTGGGTGACTCCAGCGAGGTGCTTGCAGGTGAGGATGAGTTTTGAGCGGTAGGCCCCCTCGGGCGTGATGGAAACGATCTCGTAGGTCTTGCCCTCGACACTGAGCCGCCCGCCCACCTCCAGCCATTCGGCAAAGTGAGAGAAGAACCCCGCCTCTGCTTGAACACGCCGAGACCCGACAGAATCGACTACCGCCGCAGTTTGCTTGCCCGAGTCGCGCCCCACATACAGCGAGACGGGCGGGGCGTAATCGTTGCGCGGTGCACCGCTTGGGCCCTGAGTTTGGCGCAGGGCGAAGTAGCGAGCGGGCAGGTTGAGTTTACCGGGGTTCATGGTGATGGGAGGTGCGAATACGCAGATCGATCACCTGAGCCTCGACGGCGACCAAGCGCGTGCGCACTTCGAGGATGTCGCGCGCGTGGCCTTGGCCGTAGACGCTCTCCACGGCGAGACCCTTGGTCAGCTGGTGCACGCTGTAGAGCGTCCACCCCGAGAGCGGTATGATGATGCTGTTGATGGCAATGAGGAGGAGTTCCGTTTGAGTCATTTGCGGAGGGCTTCGAGGTCGGCGATTGTGTTGAGTGCTTCGGTGGTAAAATCAGGGGCGCAGCGCATGGCGTCTTCGTAATCAGGCATCGCCTTCAGGCGCGGCAGATTGCTCGGTGCTGTGCAGCCCGCGGTGAGGGCAAGTGCGAGGGCACACCCAAGGGCTCGAAGTGATGCGGAGGCGGTCGGCTTCATTGGCGGCATGGGCTTTGGCGCGGCGCCCTTCGGCGAGCTGCGCCCCGACCATCTCGGCCAACTGCGCGGCGGCCGGGACCGCTTTGCAGATGGCCAGAATGATCGAGGCGAGCGCGGCGAGGTTCATGGTTTAGGCGGCGGGGGTGGTGGGCTTTTTCGAGGTGACCGACCAGATGGCGGCCGCGATTGCGGTGATGCCACCGATGACGGCCTCGGAGCCGAATTGGGAGATGTCGAAGCCTTTGGCCGCAGCATAGGCGACGATGGCGGGAACGATGGCGCGGAGGACGCCGGAGATAATAGCAGGATTCATGGTGTGGGTGTGTGGGTGGGTGGTGATCGGGAAAATTAGACGAGAGAGGCGGCGTAGGCCGTGACCATGACGCAGAGCGCGAAGGCCCAAAACAAGGGCGTGTGCACGTTGAGTCCGGATCTACGGTGATGCGCATGGCGAAGGTGGAGGAGGGCGGCAGGTTGCGGGTGCTCATTAGCAAGAAACCCACGCAGAGCCGTTGTGAAATACCGGAACAACAACCGCACCACCACCAACCAACGCACCACGGTAAGTTGGGGCCGTCGCGTCGGTAACATGGGCCGTGTCGCCCATTGATCCAGTTGGCAGAGTGGCAACTGTGTATGTATTAGGCGGCAGGTAGCTGGTCCCTACTTTTTCATAGGCGCTCGGCTTCGGGAAATCCCAAAAAGAAAGCGTAGCCGCATAAAACCCAATCGCTCTTTTGGCATTGTCGCCGTAATGTGTGCCATCGTTTATCCAACCCGATTCATTTCGCAGCTTTGACGCA